TATTTCAAATACTCTAGAATTTTGCTTTAAATCTTTCTCAAAATGTTCTATTCCATTAAAACTGAAACCAGCTACATATTCTACTGGGTTAACTTTTTCAAGTTGTGTTCTATCTATATGTTTACCCCAAACATTATTAAAAGTTATAGACTTAATTCCTATACTAATTAGTCCAGCTTTATGAAGCTCTTGCATTAAAGTTTTATACTTTTCATAGTCTTTAAAATCTTCTTCGAATAATTCAAAAGCTACCGCATTAGATACTGTAGCTGATTTGTCTTTAAAATAATGCATTAAACAATTTATGTATAACATTTTAGCTCTAGAACTAATTTTACGTTCAGCGTTTTCAAATATTTTACTAATAGTATATAAATTTAGAATTTTAAGCATAAGTGTTTGTTATATAAATGTAAATTATTAGCAAAATGATAATACCAACCTACTTCAATATCTAATTCTTTAGCTAACTTTTCTTGTAATTTACTAAAACAATATTGGTCATTGCAAAATCCAAACCATAAATCATTGCTTCTCATTACTACACTCATGTTAAGCTTATTTTCAAAAATATTAAAGTTAATAGCTAAAGTACATGGAGTATCATTGTTAAAACTATCCCATTCTTTTCCATCGTAAATAGTTATTACTGCTCTTCTCGATTCTGGATTTTTTTTCAATTCTTTAATAATATAATCTAATTGTTCATTTCTACTCCATTGCCAACCATAATTAGAATTTACTATATCATCTCCAATATGCATTTTATCCCAAATTTTAGCTTTTGTTTTAATTTCTTTAACGCTTCTATTTTTTGATAAATACCATTGCCATTCATATTCAGCATATTCTTTTTTCCAAGTTCTAAAGTTTACTTTTATTTCATTATCTAAAGGATTTTCTATATAAAAACCTTCATTAAATAAACATTTAGTGTCTTGAACATCACATCCATTATCTCTAATATAAAGATAATAATGAAGAAATGCTTCGTTTGCGTTTTTAAATCTCATATTTTTATTGATGTTTGATAGTACACTACTACTGGATTAGATTTTTTATAGTCAACAATACTCTTTTTAAAGTTTTTATCACTTTTTTCTTTTATTACTATTCCATCTAATACATCTCCAACTTTACAACCTAAAGCTTTATTAGGTCCTTCATGCCAACGGTACTCTTTTCCTTCATTATCATATAAATAATAAGTAACAATTAAAGATTCTGTGTGTGGTCCTTTATAAGGCCTTGATATACTTTTACATGTCAATAACATAACTAATAATTTATTTTGATTAAACCCCAAAAAATTGATATTGTTTTTTTATTATTTTCTTTTTCTCCAAGAAAACGTGTTTGCTTTAATAATGGTTCTTTTATTTCTTCTTTTTTAACTACTTCTTTTTTTACATTTTTTTTATTTGGTTTTTTTCTATTCATTACTTGAGTTGTGTTTTTTAACTCAATTACTTTTCTAGCGTGTATTGGTTCTATCTTATCTACATTAACTTTAAAAAGGCCTACATTTGTTTTTTCTACTATTTTTGTTTTTAATACTCCATCAACACAGGTCCAAGATATTCTATTTTTCCTAGCTATCTCAAACATTTCTTTAAAAATTACTTTTCCATTTTTAGACTTAATTAAGTCAACTATCTCTTGAATAGCTATTTGATATTTGTCAATTGTTACTTTTCTTGTTTTCATATTATTTGTCTTTAACGAATGTTCCATTAACCATTTTACCTGTTCTTTTTGAAATTACTTTATAAGCGCTTTTTATACAATCTTCAATATCTAATCCTTCTAAAGCTGCTAAATTTGTTAATACTACTACGCAATCTCCTATAGCATCAATTAACTCTTCTCTATCTTTTTTAAGAATAGACTTTGCTAATTCTCCAGTTTCTTCTTGTAGTTTAATAAATTGGGTTTTAGAATCTCCTTTTTCATAGATTCCTCTTTGCTTTGCCCATTCTCTAATTGATTCAAATTCATTTCCGAATTTTAACTTTTCTTTTTTTTCTTTTTTCATATTTATTTTTGTTTAATAATTTCTTTTAATTCTACTGGATATTTGAATCCATCATTTGGTTTAAAAACATATAATGTCAAGTTGCCATAAGTAGTTTTTATTTCTATTAGTTCACCTTCTAATATGCTTCCTGCAAATTTAAAGTAGTATGTTGCTCCTATTTCCATATTGCAAATATAATTAAATGTTACAAATGTATAACTATAAGTTATTAACGTTTGATTGTTAAAATAATTTTAATTGACTAATCTCTTCGTTATTATCTAATCCTTCTTTGCTTATTGGAGCGCTAGCTCTTCTTAAAGCCATATTTTTATTATTTTTTAATCTTAAATAAACAGAAAATTGACAACAACTTATCTCTACGCCAAAAGTAGTAAACCTTCCTATTTCTGTTATTTCATTTAAAACATTTAAACTTTCTCCTTTAAAATTAAAAAACTCATTTTGATTATCTCTAATTGCTTGAATAACTTTAGCTCCTACTTTTGTAGAGACACTTACACCTAAGTCTTTATAAAACCAATTTATAGTAGACATTGCTCCTACTCCAGGCGCAACAAAGTCATCATCTTCATCTAAATTACCAAATTTATTAGTTGAATTTTTTAATAATAACTCAGTTCCTATTTCTGGCATCCTAGCTAAATTAGTGCTAAAATGATATCCGTAATAGTTTCCAATTCCTCTTATAGATGTTAAAAAATCAAATGATTGTTCCATTGAAGGTTTAGATTTGTAAAATTCTACAAATTTTGGTCCTAAATAAGTAAACCAATAAACTATATCACTAGCTCTACCTTTTCTTTGATTATTAAAATTTGATTTAATAAAGTCATCATAAGGAGTATTTATTTCTCTACAATAGTTTCTAGATTCTGTTTGTAAACTTGTACGTAATTCAGTTGTGCCGTATATTTTAGTATTTTGTTTTCTAGCATTTTCTAAATTCACCATACATTTTTGGACATAATTATAGTCATTAACTAATGAATTATATTTTATAAAAGGACTATCTGTATCTTTAGTTATTAAACTTATAGTATTTGATGGTCCATAAAATTTAACAATAGCTGCGTTTATTAGCTTATCTTCAAAAGTACAATCAGGATTATAAAACACATTATTGTTTAGCCAAATAATTTCATCGTGAAAAGACCTATTAGGATGGAAATATGGTACAGATTTATTATCTACTATAAATCCATATCCAAATTTATTTTCTTCATTCTCTAAATGTTTAAAAGTATCAAAATTACATTTTTTTTGAAATCTAACTTCATATTCTCTACGATTCATTTCATGAACAAAATCTCTTATAAGTTCTTTTTTTTCATTTGGAATTAACTCAATAATTTTTTTTGAATCTAATTCCATTAAGTTTTTATTGCTCATATTTATTATTTTTTAAAAAAACAATCATAACCACATATTTGGTTAACGTAAATAATTAGTGGCTCAACTTTATAATTTTTATATTTAGACTTAAATAATTCAATTGTTTTTTCCATTTTTTCTTTTTTACCGTGAAATTCAATAAATAAAGTTTCTGGAAAATAATCTAACAAATCTTCTATAAAAGTGTATTCTGCAGATTCAATATCTATTTTTATTATATCTGGATTTATTTTATTTATTAAATATTTGAAATTTACATTTGGAACTTCGTCATATTCTCCAAATCTCATTTTACTAATTATAGAAGTAGAGCAATGTTTATTTCCACTAGAAGATTTATATATTTTTATTTTTTCTTCTTCTAATCCACTTACAGCTCCAAAAATTAACTCTACTTGACTTTCGTTTTCAAAAGTTTTTGATATTTTTTCAAAATTTCTTTTATCACATTCTACAGAATAAACTTTTTTTGCTTCAGAGTCTAAAGCTATTTGAGTAAAAGCTCCAATGTTACAACCTAAGTCTAAACAAATTTTATTCTTATAGTCTACTTCTTTTAGCAAATAATTATTTATGCTTTGGTCGACCATTTTTTTATCTACTTGCTCTTCAGCTTTTAAAATTTCGACGTATTTTTTCTTTAAACTTCTTTTATCTTCTTTTGATATAGGTAAATTTGGCAATTTTATTCTTTCCATTATTTTTGTATTAAATTTGAAACAATATGAACTATCTCTAAATCAGGATGGTTTTTTTGAATTATGTCTTTTTGCAATTCATCATCTTCAAAAAACCTAACTACATTTAACCCTCTAGATTTTAATTCTTCAATTTTTTTAGCTTTATGTAATGCTGAATAAGTTCTTGCTTGTTCAGTATGGTTACCTCTTTGTTCTAAAGTCATTGGATTAAAATATACTTTATTAGATATTTTTCTTTTTCTAAGTTGATTTAATATTAAATTTTTTTCGTCAATGCATCTTCCAGTTATAATAACATCTTCTTTACTCATTGGGTTAATACCTATAGAAATAACTCCATCAAAATCGTAACCATATATGTAATCTATTCCGTTCATTATATTATTTGTTTTTTAGTTGTTTCTGTTAATTTTCTTTTTGCTAAAGCTTCGCATTCATTTAAAGCTTCTGAAAACATCATTTGTTTTGGTGGTGTTTTTTGAGTAAATGCTGATGGTCCTCTTAAAGCTCCAACTATACCCATTTCTCTTGCTACTTGTAAATATCTAATAGCGTCAATAACTACTCCAGCAGAATTTGGAGAATCTTGAACAGATAATTGAGCATCTAAAATTACTGGTGAACCACCAAATCCTTCTAATTCTAATCTAAAATTAGCTACTTTATTATCTCCATAATAAGATATATACTCAGAAGGACCAGCATGTAAAAAAGAATCTTCAGTAGAAATTCCACGAATATCATTTTGCGCTCTAATTACATTTTCTTTTGAAATCTTTTTAGACTTTAATCTTGATTTGTCTTCCATATTTAAAAAATCTGTATTTCCTCCAACATTTCTTTGGATATGGCATTTAACATTATGTCCTCTTTCAAAAGCTAATTCTTGAAGCATTTGTGATAAAATCGAAGCTCCAAACTGAGAACGCATATCATCTCCTATTAGTGGTATTCCAGCATCAATAAATCTTTTTTCCCATGCTAAATCAGAAGCTATAAATACTGGTATACAGTTAACAAATGAAATTTTAGTTTCTAAACAAATTTCTGCCCAAAATTCTGTTGCTTTTTGAGAACCTACTGGCAAATAATTGATTAAAATTTCAACTTCATGATGTTTTAATTGTGAAATAATTTTTTCTTTCCATTCTTTAGCTTTTTTATCTGTCCAATTTGTTCTGTTCATTTCTGTAGAATTTCTTAATTCTTCAGAAACTAAAAATCTATTACTTTCTGGATAACCATCCATTAATAATGCATAACCATCAATTACTGGAGCAGAATAAACTGGTGATTGATTTTTTATTTCTTTTACTATATCCCAAGCACAGTTTGGTCTTTGTTTTAATGCTTTTCCTAAAGGTAAATCGATTTTGCGTTCATCAATATCAAAAGCGCAAACAAATTCTATATTTTCTGCTTTATAACCTCCAATGTCTTGTCTCATAATTCCATTAGATACTTGATTGTTTTCGCTGTAAAATTGTACTCCTTCTACTAACGATTTAGCGCAATTTCCAGCGCCAATAATTGCTACTTTGATTTTTTTCATGTTTTTAAAAATTAAATAAGTTAAATTGTTTTTTGTTTTCTTTCATATAGTATTTAGGTCTAATATGCACTGATTGTTTTGGTTCCATAATATCAAATTTAAGATTTCCTTTTTCATCAACAAAATAATCTGGCCAAGTTAAAAAGTCAATACCACTTTCTAACATTACTTCATTTGCTACTCTTCTTAGTTCTTTTCTTAATTCAATATCTCCAAAAAATGGTTTGCCTTTATATAATCCTGATTTTGGAATTTTTCTGCTTTCATCTTCAATAGGTAATAACTGCACTATACTACAATTATATTTTGAAGCGTATTCGCAGTATCTATTAAATAAATCTTTAGTAGCTTCTAATGGGTTAACTTGTCTAGCTAAATGAAATCTAATATCAATATTGCCAAAATACATTATAATATGTTTGTAAGTTGATAAATCTAAATTCATTTTTAAAAATCCATGTAAAGTTTTACCATCATTTCTTGATATTGCATAAGATTCGTCTGGCCAAACTGATATACTATGAGAATCTCCAATAACTAAATTTTCTCTTTCTGGCAAATTTATCAATTCTATATTTAAGTAGTCATTAAAAGTTTCTAACTTTCTTTTAACAGAAAAATCGTTTAATTGAAAACCATCTAATGAATAAACTTTACCATTATATTCAGTTAACTTTTTAGCTCTAACAATTATATCATCACTTAAGCCTCCAATTATGTTAAAAGAACCAATTTTAAAATTTGGACCGTGATAAATGATAAGTCTATCGTAATTGTTCCAATTTTCGTTTTCAGTAATTATTTCAGCATTAAATAACTTTGAAATAATATTTACCATGCCTGCAGAATGTGAATTTTCTGATTTTGCTGGATTATTTATTATGCCTATTATTGCTGTTTTCATTTTTCTAAATAATTATTTAAACTACCTAAATAAGCTACTGCGTCTAAAAGATTATCTTCTTTATGATTATAAGACTCTCTAGATAACTTTAATGCAACTAATGCTTTATACATAAATTCTGCGTTTATTTGTTGACCAGTCATTCCTGATAAAATTTTAGCAGCTCTTTCCATTCCTTCTTCAAATGGGCCGTATTGTCTTTCTTTTTCTTCTTTGTGCAAATTGACAATTTCATTTGCTTTTTCTAGTATATTCATGCTTTTTTATATTGGATGTTTGAGTATTTAAAACTTTCTGCTGATACACATATTTGAATAGCGTGATAAATACTTTCAGCTAATACTTTAAATATTTTACCAGATGGTGATTGTATTTTATATTGTTTCATAATTTTAAAAAAAGGTAGGAGCAGTTAACTCCTACCGTGTTAATTTTAATTCCAATTTTGTTGCATTATTTGATAACCAATAGACTCTAAATCTGTTGACCTATCATAACTTTTTACATCTTGAGCCATACGAGTAACTGCATTACCTAATCCCCAACTTGTTAAATCACCACCTTTGATTAAATGAGATAATACATTGCTTTGTTCAAAATCATTAAAAGAGTATTTTTTAGAAACTAATTCAATAGCTTTTTCAGGCATTAAAATTTGTTTTTCTGTACTTTCTCTCATTGTTTCAACTATTTTATTAAATGTAGTTTCTTCAAGTGTGTACTTAACTAAATCTCTAACAGTTAACCAAAAAGCTTTATCTTCAGCTCTAAGAGTATCATTAGCAAATTCAATTTGCATCATATCTGTAGCTTTTCCAGCATGATATTTACGCATAGCATAGTCATCTGCAATAGCTCCATTACTGCAAACTAATCTATAAACTAATGGTTTAACACTTAAACTACCATGTCCAGTTTCGCTATTACTAATAATAATACCAGCACTTACAACATCTCCTTTTTTTACTTCAGCTTGAACTTTATGAGTAATAGCTTTTATATATAACTTATTGTCAGTTATTTCGCAGCTTTCAATTTCTACTTGAGCATCATTTAACATAGGTAATATATTTTGAGCTAAGTCAAAATTATCTAATCTACGATACTTATCGCTTAATACTGCTCTTACTTTACCATCTAATGTTCTAACTGTTCTTCTAGAATCTGAATTAAGTAACCAATGATTAACGTTTTTAGTTAATAAATCTGGATGAGGTATCATCATATCATAATATTTTTTTGGAATATCACAAAATGAACCTAATTGCTGATGGCCATTTTGCGTTAATCCACCAGTAAATAATTCTTCGCTATTGTCTTTGATACCGAATCCTAATTCCATTTCGTTACCATGTACAAATGCGCTAATTCTGTTTGCTGGAATTAAAAAGTCTCTTTTAGCATCTTGTTGTCTTTGGATTTCGATTGCTAATTCTTGTAGTGTTTTTCCGTTTTTCATTTTTTTTGTTTTTTATTGGTTATATAATTATTTTTGATATTTAAAAATTTTTTTTACTTTTTAACATTTAGCTATTTTTTGTAAACCACCACTCCGGCTTTGATTTTTTTTTTCATGTATACTAATTTAGCGTTTTTCAATATTTAATTCTGTACTGCTGGATTGCTACAGGTTAAATCTTGTTGATAATCTTTTTGTGTAAAATTTTTGAAAATTGTCGTTTTTCCAACTTTCGGTTCGTTATACTTAAGTGTATAACTTGTTAAGATTTCGTATTCATTTATGTAGTTAACTACTTTAAATAAATCTACGTTATCTATTATAACGCCTGTTGTTTTTGCTAATCTAACTGCTTCATTTACAGTTAGTTGTGTTGTTGTTGTTTTCATACTTCTAATTAGTTTTTTTAGGTTAGTAATAATTTGATGTTACAAATATAACTCTTTTATTTTAT